ACCCCAGTTCGCGTCGTCCGAGAATTTGGTCAACACGACGTTGTTGGAGTCGGGGTAGCAGGTGATGGTGATCTGGTAGCTGATGGGCTCACCGTTGGCGTAGGTGATCTCACCCCGCTCGGTCACCTCACCGTCCGGGACGTAGATGCGCAGGTGCTTGGAGCCGTCGATGACGTCCAGCACGAAGGAGCGGCGGTCGGTGTCCGGCGCCTTGACGGCGATCTTCCACTGGCCCGAGCCGGCCGCCTCCACCGACGATCCCTTGTGGAACAGTTCGAGAACCTTGCCCTTGGTCTCGATGAGGGTCATCTGCAGGGTGGCCTTGGAGTTGGTCGTGGTGGACCGGACAACGGTGGCGTTCTGCCAGGCAACAATGTCCTCGACCGTGTCGTCGTAGTTTTCTGTTACCCCGTCCTCGGACACGTAGCCCATGCCGACGAAGTCGGGGTCGAGGCTGCTGCTGGAGTCGGTGGGTGCGGTGGCGGTGGTGGGGCCGGCGTACAGTTCGCCGGTGATGCCGATGCGGACGGCTGGCGCATTCAGGGACATGGTTCCTCCGTGCGGTGGGTGGTGTCACCCGGCGCGCGGAGCCGGGCTGTGCGGGGTGGGCTAGCGGGCGATGGCGTCGTCGGCGCGGACACTGATCGAATAGGTGGCCATGACACGGACGGCACCGGCCACCGTGTCATCACTGAAGGTGGGGCCGAGGAATTCGTCGACCCGATACACCATCGGCCCGAGCTTGGTGGTGCCGGCCAGGTCGTGGATGGCGCGGCGCACCTTGTCCGCCAGCGTCCACGCACCGGGCTCGTCGTCGTCCCACACGATGGCGTCGATGCGCGGCTGGTCGCGCACCGGGCGCTGCTGGGTGCCGCCGACGCGGCGCAGCTGCAGCCACTGGGTGGGCCGCGGGTCCGGCACCCTCGAGGCTACGGTGACGCCGAGGCTGACCGGTGCGGCGAGCAGGTAGGTGCGCAGCAGGGAGATGATGTCCGGGTAGGCCATGGTCAGCCTGCCGACCTGTATCCGCGTGCCGCATCCATGGCCTTGCCCAATGGTCGCCGGTCGTGCTCGATGGGCAGGGCGCCGGGGTGCTTGGCGATGACAGCGGCCCGCCAGCGGATCCGCTCTTTTTCCAGGACGGTGACGACTTCGACCTGGCCGGAGTGCGGCGGGTGGGCGACGTAGTCGGCCTGGGCGGCTGCGGCCACCCGCAGGGCACGTTGGAACAGGTCACCGCCGACGGTGGGGGAGCCGAGCAGGTCCTGGATGCCGCGCCGGTTCGGCCGGTACTTGACCAGGCCCATGTCATCTCCCCTCTTTCTTGCCTCGGCCGCGGATGGGCCAGCCTTCGTGCTTGCCGCCCTTTGCCGGCTTGTCGGTGTCCCGGGCTGGCCACCAGCCCCGGCCGCCGCGGGCGGCTTTGAGCCGCTTGGTGATGGGCCCGTCGACGGGGCCGCTGCCATCCTTGGGTTTGGCCATCAGCCGGAGACGACCCGCAGGGTGGATTCGGTGTGGTGGTAGCCGCCCGGGGTGAACACGGGCGCCGGCGGCCCGTCCACCTCGAACGTCACGTCGTTGCCGGCCGGGTCTGTCCACTCGACCCGGTCGCGGCCCTGGATGTCCTTGTCGTTGGTCACCAGCAGCCACACCTGGTCGAGCGGGTCGCGGCCATTGGACAGCGGCTCGGCGCGGTTGTTCTGCTGCAGCCAGGCGGCCATGTCCTTGCGGCTGGCGGACGAGCCATAGTCGTAGGTGGTGTTGCCGTACGAGTCCGTCGACGTGGCGGGGCGTACCCGGGTGACGGTGTGCGGCAGCAGCCGCGCGGGGACGGCCATCAGCGCACCCTCAGCGCCACAGTGGACGCCGTCCGCCGGTACCGCTTGAGCGCGTCCCGGTCGTCGTCGGTCATCTTCACCCCGGCACCCGGCGACTGTGCACCGGGCCCCTGCCCGTACTGGTAGCTGTAGGACCCGATGGTCTCCTGCACCAGGCCGGCGGCCGTCGTCGGCGACGTCAGCGTGCGCAGCACCATGTCGCAGCACACGGCCACCACATCGTCCGGCGTGGTGGCGTAGCCGTGCGTGTACTTGACCTTGTACGTGTCTGGTCCGTACTGGCCGTACATGGTCCAATCTGTGGGCAGGGACAGCCACACGTCCGAGTCGAGTGGGAACAGCTCGACCACGTCGACGCCGTCCCACTGCCACAGACCCGACGGCAGCAGCACGTCCGGCAGCCCCGCACCGCCGACGACCGTGACCGACGTGACCGCGGTGACGGGCCGCTGCGGCAGCCGCAGATGCACCCCGACCGGCCGCAGCACCACATCGTCGTCTTCGACCAGGTCGAAGTGCTGCCCCGTGTAGGCGCGGATCTTCGCCGACGCCGCCCGCAGCAGCGCCCCAGCCCTCGCCAGTTCGGTGTCCGTCAGGTCGCGGCCGAGCAGGTCCGCCAGATCCTGCGGGGTGGCCAGCGGCTGCAGCCGCGCCGGCGGATCCGCGGCAACGTCGACGTGGCCCCACTCCTCGCCCGCGGGGGAGGTGGTTTCCCACTTGTACAGCCACCGGCCGGCCTCGTCGGCGTTGAAGGTGGCCGACCAGATGCCTGTCGTGTCGGAGGACGGCGTGGGTGTGCTGGTGGTGCCGGACGGTGAGGTGACGGTGAGGGTGACGGAGTCGGGGTCGGCCAGCTCGCCGTCCACGTAAACCTTGGTGGTGACGGTGATGTCGTCGCCGATGTCAGGCATGGCCGACCTCCATCGTGACGCGGGGGCGGGCGAGGGGGCGGAACGTGGCCGCGGGGTGCGCGGTTGCGCGTAGCGTGACGGCGCCGGTTGGGACGGTCGTACCGGAGGTGAAGCTGATGGCGAGTGCGGCCGTGCCTTTCACAGTGCGCAGCCCGGCGGCGGTCGCGGTGTAGCCGATTGCCGTGGACGCCTTACCGGGGACCTGTGGTGTGCCGGCCGCGGTAGCGGTGAGCGTCGCCGAGCCGACCGCGCTGCCGGCGACTATGCGAGTGCCCGCCGCGATCGCGGTGAAGGCCGCGGTCGTTGCCGCCGTCCCGGCCAGTACCACACCGGCCGCCGACGCGGTGAAGGCGGCCACCAGCATGTACCGGTCCGCGGCGCTGCCAGCCCAGCTCACGGACGGCGACTCCACCCCCGACCCGTCCGTCCGCGCAGCCACAAGGGCGTGCACCGCAGACGAGCCGACGCCACCCTGCCCCATGGACTGCAGCTCGGCGTATCCGGACGACCACACAGGTCCGGTGACGACCTCGCTGAGCGCATGCAGAGCGGCAGACGCGACGACCAGCTCGCCAGCGCCGGCCAGCGGCGGCATGGTCACGGCCGGCGACGTCAGCCCGCCAGCCCCGTCCACGCCGGAAACAGCAACCTGGTCCAGGGTGTCCACCCCGGACCACCTCGACCACACCAACACCGTGTTGTGATCCCCGGCGGTGGTGATGGTGACCGTGCCCGGCTCGCCGCCTGTGGCCTTGCGCCAGAAGACGTAGGCACCCTGGCCGCCGACCCGGGATGTTGCCACGGCGAAGCCGGCAGGGGTGGCCACCACGGTGTTGGAGTTGATACACAGCACGTCCAGGTCACCGGCCGCCGGCGCGCCAGCCGGGAACGTGTACACGTGGCCGCCGTTGCCGTCCGCGAACCCGACCGCGTCGGAGCCGACGAGCGTGGCTGGCACGGGCCCCTGTCCTCACTCGAGAGACATGGTGCGGGCCGTCTGCGTGGCCCGGCCGCTGATGGCGTCCAGGCCGACCCGCGACCCGACCGATGATGCCTGACCGGCCATGTCAGCCTCCAATCCGGACGATGCCAGCGCGGCGACAGTCAGTGTCTCGTTGAAGAACTGGCGGGCCATCAGGACGCAACAGTCAGGGACACGTCCATGTCGCCGACGGCGATTGTGAAGGTGTCCCCTGCGGTGACCGCGTTCGCGGTGATGGTTCCGCTGAAGAGGAAGTTGCCGTCAGTCTCGGCGTCCCAGGCTGAGTAGTGGGTGTAGTCCTCGCTGCCGGCCACGTTGGTCCAGGTCAGCGCCGCGGTGTTGGAGATGGCCCCACCGGAGGCGGTGGTGCCGAAGGTGGCCTGCTGGCGGGTTGTCTCCGTCGCCACATTCGACGTGCCGGCCGCGCCTGGGTCGCCGGTGTGCAGCTGGATCCACACTGCGTCCGGCTCGGTCCACGCCGTCGACCGGCACAACGCGTTGAGGATCGCGTTGGCGACCGCCGCCGAGAGTCCTACTGCCATGTCATACCCCCACGAGTCGGCGTGCCGCGATGTGCTCGACGGCGTCGCACCAGCGGTCCAGGTCCTGCTGCGGGTCCAGCTCGGCCGCCCGGGCGAGGGCGCGGCGGCGGGCGGCCTCATAGGGCCGGGGCATGGCAAGGGTGCGCAGGGCCCGGCACCAGCCGTCCACGTCAGACCGGTCGACGAAGATGCCCGCGTCGCCCAGGTTCTCCTGCAGGCCGGGTGTGGGGTGGGCGATGACGGGGATGCCGGAGCACAGTGCCTCCGTGCCCACCCTTCCCCAGGATTCGTACGCCGACGGCATCAGCAGGATGCGGGTACGCGCGAACACCTTCTCCCGCATCTGCGGGTGCGGCACGTGGTCCAGCACTTCGACGTTGGGCAGGTCGCCGAGCACCTGGTCCCCGTAGGCGCCCTTGACGCCCAAGAACTTGAGCTTGGGCATGCGTTCGGCCAGCTGCCAGAACAGTTCGCCGCCCTTGCCCAGGGTGATCCCGTGCGGTGTCTGCTCGTCCCGCTTCAGATTGACCAAGGTCACGTGGTCATGTGGTCCGTCGACCGCGTACTCGGCCCGGTCGACGAGAGGCCGCACCACCACGGTCCGCGGCATGGGCAGATGCTGGGTGACATGCCACGCCTCGAGGTCGCGGCGCATCCACTCCGAGTTGACCGCCACCAGGTCGACCCGGGCCTGCGGAAAGTGCAGGGCCCGTTTGAAGATGTCGAGCGTGTTGTGGTTGACCACGGCCACCGGAATGTTGTTCAGGTAGCCGATGAACTCTGCCGGCTCCGCATTCTCCAAATGGCCGATGAGGACGTCCGCGGCGGCGGCGTGCTGGATGTGCTGGGCCTTGATGCCTTGCACTGGCCACACCTGCACCCCTTCGTGGGTGTAGGGGTCGCCGGCCTGTGCGGACAGGGACACGTGTACGTCGTGGCCGCGCCGCGCGAGGGCGCGGAGCATGCTGTGCAGCATGGTCTCCGCGCCCGCGCAACGGGCCGGCACGTACTGGTGTGCCAGTGCTACGACACGCATCGGCTAGCTGTAGCTGTAGCCGACCGGGCGGAGCACGAACCAGGGCCAGCGGGTGGTCGACTCGGTGGGTGGCGTGCCGGCGGTGTCCTGGTTGAGACGGTTGGCCGGGTTGGCGACCTCCCACGCGACCCGCAGCGTCATCCGCAGCGCGACCGAGTCCTGCTGCATCAGGTTCAGCACGACGTTCCCCGCGTCGTCGGAGATGACACCCTCGGTGAACACCTTGAAGGTGATGTCCGACCGGATGCCGATGATGGCCTGCGACCAGTCCCCACCGATGAGAGTGGACTCCGTGCTGTTCCAGGCGCCATTCTTCAGCGACCGCAGCGGCATGCCGTACAGCGAGTCGGGGATGCCGGTCTGCAGGCTGCCGCCCTGGAAGATCGGGTCACCGTTGCTGGAGCGGATCTGCGCCAGCTTCCACTTCAGACCCGGCTTCGACACGAACCCGGTCAGGTCGTAGCCGTCCGCGGCAAGCAGCTCACCGCCGCGGGCGACCGACACGCCCAGGTCGACGCCGAAGCCCTCGTGCACGTAGTTGCCGCGGGCGATGGCGGTGTGGTAGATGTCCGGCCCCCACGTGCTGGGCTTGTTGCCGGACATGTTGAAGATGATCGCCTCATCGATCAGGGCGCCGGCGGACTCGACCAGGCGGGGCCGAACCTGCTCCCAGATCGGGGTGTTTGCGTCGGCCATGTAGTTCTCCGGCACCGGCACGATGACGGCGACCTCTTCGGCGTGCAGCACCTTGTTGCGCCACTGCTGCTTGGTCGTCGACTTGAGCCCGGTGTCGCCCGTCACGAAGTACGCCGACGGCAGCACCGACAGCACGGGCATGCGCTCGGTGAGGGCGGACATCGTGATCCGCTGCGTCTCCGGCACCAGGCCGAACACGACGGACTGCTGCGGCAGCTGCTGCAGGATCTCGTTGCGCAGCGGCTCGGGGACCAGCGGGTCCGACCCGGACGAGTACCGCTGGATCTTGTCAGACGTGCTAGCCATCTGGGGCTATCTCCTTACTGGATAACTTGCGAAGTGAGCCCCATCGGGCTCATTACCTGATGCCGGCCTGGCGGCGAATCCACGCGTCCACGTCGAGCGGTGCCTGGTCGCTGGCCGGCAGTGCGCCGGAGCGCAGGTTCTCCACCGGCCGTCCGGTGGAGACGTTGGGTCGGCCGCCGAGCCGCAGGGACGGGTCCTTGTCGGCCCACTGGTTGATCAGCTGCTCCAGGGCCTGGTCGAAGCCCTCATCGGGCAGGTCGTCCACCGCCTGGCGAAAACTGAGCGAGTCGAGCAGCCGGTCGCCGTTGACGCCCAAGTTGTAGGCCCGCCGGAACACGGTGGCCTCGAGTTGGGCGTCGGCTGCTGCCTCCTTGGCCGCGGTCAGTTCGTCGGCGAGCGCCTTCGGGTCCGCCGGCTGATCGGTCAGGCCGAGGGCTTGGCTGATCTGCTGCAGCACCTCCGTGCGGACGGTTTCTGCGGCCTTGGCCCTGTTCTCCTTGGCCCTCTGCTCCCACTTGCGGGCTTCGGCCTTCCAGTCGATCTGCGGCTCGGTAGTCGTCTGCTCCGGTTCGGCGTTGACGCCGTCGGTTTGGGCAGCGTCGGGCGCGGTCGGTTCTGTCATGGGGTTTCTCCCGTGCGGGATTTGGTGCTCTTGCCGTGCGGCGTGAGCAAGGTGGGGTCTAGGCGCGCACCGTGCGGTGCTGCGCCTTCAACGCAGCCCGGGGCGGGCTGCGGTGGCCTGTGTGTCAGCGGCTGCGCATGAGTCGGCCGCGGCTCGACTTGAGCGTGCCGTCCGAGTTCCACGTGTCGGGGATAAGCTCCGACAGCCCGAGGGCGCGGGCCCGCTGGATGATGAACCGGCGCACCTCGTTGCGGTCCGCCTCCGTGCCCTCGGGGCCGCCGGCCCGGCCCACCGCGCGGATGGCGTTCTCCAAGTCGGCCCGGTTGCGGATGGGGAACCGGCCGCCGGGCAGCGCCTGCCCGCGGGCGGCCAGCCGCCGCCGCTGCTCCGCGGTGAACTCAGCCACCGCCATCACCCTCCCGTCGCTGCTTGTCCCAATATTGGCGCCACGCGCGGATCGCGGCCTTACCCGAATGCCCAGCCGTGGCCTGCAGCCACTGGTTCTCCAAGTCGACGACCTCCGGCGGCTCCGGCTCGTGCTCGTACAGCGGAGCCACCGTGCACTCGCAGCCGTCGTGGTATGGCTCCCCACGCTGCCGGCTGCCCCGCAGCGTGCCGCCCCGGCCACGGCCCACCACACCGGACGCCGACTCGCGGGTCAGGTACACGGCGCCGCGGGAGGCGAGCATGGCGCAGAATGCGCACGGGTCCGCGTCCGTAACCCGCCGCCAGCCAACGATCCGCCGATCCTCCTCGGCCGTCCGCTCAATCGTCTCCCGGCCACCGGCCATCACCTGACGTGCCGCGGCCGCGGGCAGCCGGGCCACCATCGCCGCCTTCGCACCCTCAACCGACCCGGTGCGCTCCACATGCTCCTTGAACGCGACCGGCCCGGTCACCCGCAGCGACGCAATCACCCGGTCGGCTTCGAACTGCAGCCGCACCGGATCCACGGTCACGCCCTCGCGTTCGGCGTGCAGCTCCAGGTACTGGCGGGCGTGCGTGGCCGACGCGATCCACCCCGCACGGATGATCATCAGCAGTCGGGGCAGCACACGGGCGAACCACGAGTCAATGTCGGCCGTGGACGCCTGCCGGGCCAGCTGCCGCACCGGCCGGGCCACGGCCCGGCCGATGGCGGCCTGCGTGTCCCTATGCTGGCGTGTCAGCCGGTTGGCGTCCGGGGATGCCACCAGGCTCCCTCTCCACCGTCTGCCGCAGCATCGCATGGAGCTCGGCCAGGCCACCGTCCTCGTCGGCGATGGCCTCCCACCGCTGCAGCTTCTCGTCCGTCATCCCCGGCAACTCCGACCACAGTGCCCGCGGCGGCACACCAAGCATCTGCGCCATCTTCCCCAGCGCGTCGGCCACCTGCGCCAGCGACCGGGACTCGGTGTCCCGCCACTGAATCTCGGCGGACGTGTCCCGCCACCCCGTTTCGTCACCGGCAGCCAGCGACGCCAACCTGAGCAGCTGCTCATTCGACTCGCCGAACGACGTCTTCCGCTCCCCAACCTTCCGCTGCAGCCCGGACTCGATGGCGGCCAGCGCCTCAGCGGACAGGTTCGAAATGCCGTCCGACACCAGCAGCGCGTGGGGTGGGATCTGCGCGATCGCCGAGATGATGGACAGCGTCGCCTTCCTGCTGGCCAGGTAGCCATCCAGAGACGTTTCGGCAAAGTCACCGAACTTGGTGTCCGGGGACTCGGACTGCCACACCCGGTTCACCGCGGCGTTCCACGGCTCCAACGGGTTCCCGTTCTCATCCTCGGTGATCTTCATGCCGGTGACCCAGCGCTGCCTAAACGCCGCATAGTGCTCGGCCATCCGCAGACTGAACGTCGTCTGCTGCAGGCTGTCCTGCAGCGGGATCAGCGGCTCAACCTCACCCTGTGGGCCGTCGTCAATGTCCCCGTACTCGTTCAGCCAACGCACCACCGGGGTCACACCCAGTCCGTGCTCGTCCGCGCCGTCGAACGTCGGGGTCTGACCGTCCGCCGTGCCGATGAACCGGTACACCATCGTGTCGTCGAACAGCCGCATCCGGTTGACCGGGCGGCCCTGCTCGTCCCGCTGCACCATCACGCACAGGGCGAAGATGGGCCACTCGTCGTTGATCGGGTCCTCGTACACGGCCGTCATCTGCCGCGGCGAATAGGGTGTGAGCACCGGCACCGGGTCACCGGGCAGCGCGGACGCGTACGTCACACCGTAGGTCAGCGCGGCACGGTACACGCCGGCCTGCCGCGCATCCCACCGGTTAGCCTGCCAAATCTCCCACGGCTTCGCGTTCTTCATCGACCTGGCAGGCCGGTAGCCGTCCGCGAACAAGTTCTGCGCCACGGCGGTCACGACCAGCGGCAGGATGTTGATTTTCGACTGGTCAACCAGCCGCCGATACTCCGCGGTCGCACTGCGTGGCACGTAGATGCCGCACCGCTTGTTCCGCATGTAGTCGTGGATGCGGTCCAGCCGGTCAGCCTCCGCCTGCCGCACCTTGATGAGGTGCTTGACGACGTCGGTCGCCGCATCAGCAGACAGCGCCATCACTCACCCCCACGCAACAACACGGCCCGGCTGCTTCTTCGGCCCCTGCGCCCGCTTGGCCCACGCCTCCGACGACAACACCAGACGGCGCACCATCCGCGCCCCGATCGCACACACCGCGGCGTCGATCTTCCGGGGCGACTCCCGCGACTCCTTCGACACGGACACGCCCCACTTGTTCTCATCCTTCTGACAGTTCGCGACGTGGCGAGCCAGCCGCGAATCGCCGTCGTGGGTCACCGACCGTGCCTGAATGTCGACCAGCATCCTTTCGGCTGCCTCGGTGAACTCCCGCACATGCGACCGCATGTCCCACGCCACCGGATGCCGGTTCTTCCCGCCCGTGGCGTCAATCAGCAGCCGGTCGCCGAACTCCTGACCCCACGCGTCCACATACGACTCGAACTCGCGGACGTCGGCGAAGAACGCCACCACATTCCGCAGGGCGAAGGTGCGGCGCACCACCCGGTCCACATCGGCCCGGTCCACCTGCCAATCCCTGGCCAGCACCGGGTCCAGCGGCTTCTCCCACACGTCGACGACGAACACATGCCCCGACTCGACGTCGCAGGCCACCAGCGCCGTCGCATCATCCGACTTCGACCCGTCGAAGAACAGCACAATCGGGTCGTCGTCGCCGACCACCCGCTCCGGGTCGGCGCACAGCGCCCACCACTCCGGGTTGCACCAGGCGCCTGCGGCCTTCGTCGGCCGGTTCAAATACTTGCGCTGCGAATCCTCCGGCGACGACCGCAGGTCCCGGATGCGGGTCATGATGGGCCGCAGGTCCACCCAGCCGCCCCGCTCGATCAGGCAGTCGTCGTACACGTGCCGCAGCCCGGCCAGCAGCGACTCGTCATCGGCAAGGTCGGTGCCGGGCGGGGCCACACGGGCGTCGTACAGGATCTTCGACTCGTTGCGGGTCAGCCCCTCCTCCTGGGCCAGCCACGCCTCCCACGACGCCTCAGCAACCGTCTCCTGCCCGGGCACCCATGCGTTGCTGGTCTCCAACATGCGGGAGCCGGACTTGGCCAGATTGTCCTCGAGGGTGGCGGCCAACTCGGGGCCGCCATTGGACGGCTTCCAATGCTCCGTCTCATCCGCCACCACGAACGACGCCTCAGCACCCTCGGCCGCAGTCGACGACGACGTGATGACCTCGAGCTTCCCCTCCGGCACCGCGTAGTAGATCGTCTTCCCCGGGTCCAACTCGTAGACCTGGACAATCTTCGACCGCTTCGGCGCGAACGCCCGCACCATCCGCATCGTGTTCGCCGTCTGCGACTCGGCAGTCGCGGCGATCTGCACCCACGGCATATCCACCCGCTTGCCGACACAGCCACCCGGCCGCTTCGGATCAAAGTCCAGCAGCCGCACCGGCCCACACAACTCGGCCAGCGCCAACGCCGCCGCGAACGGCGACTTCCCGGACCCCTTCGCCAGCCGCCGCACCCCATGGTGGAACAGCCAGCGGCCATCCTCGTCAACCGCGTACCACCAGATCAGGAACCGCCACTGCGACTCCGTCACCACAAACGGCTGACCAGCCCGCGGCCCATTCGGCTGCACCAGGTACTCGGCCATCCACTCGGCCACACCCTGCCCGAGGGTCAGCTTCGGCATCCCCTCCGGCATGGTGACCAGCCGGTCAGCCGGCGAAGCGCCGCCGGAACTCGTCGAGCCGGGCAACCCCAGGCACCTCCTGCTGCTCCTGCCCGGCGCTGGCCCGCCGCAGCTCGAGGCCGGCGCGGCGCCGGTCTCCCTCCGTCACCATCAGCGCCGTCATCGCCCGCAGGTAGGCGGCCAGCGACGCCCCCTTCAACGGGATCACCGCCATCACCGGCTCACCCGTCTCCGGGTCCACCCCGATCGGCTGCGGCTTCAGGTCCCGGGAGATGGACTCGGCGACCAGGAACGCGGTAGCCCAGTCGCTTGCCTCGTAAAACGCCGACTGGCCCGACCGTGCAAGCGACTCATACCACTGCTTGGCGATCGGATGCCACTTCTCGTGCGGCGGCGGCTGCTCCGGCGGCGCATCCTCACCCGCCGGCGCCTGCGTCACCGGGTGCGTGGGCGCGTTCCGGCGGCGCCGCTGGTCCGACCGCTTCGGCACAGGGCCGCCACGGCCCGGAACACCAGGCATGCTGGCCAACCTCCCAACGTTCACGCACAGTGAGTAACCGAAAAGGACATGGGGCGTGATGACCCGTACCGCCCGCCAGGTGCTATGCCGTGCCGGGCCAGAGCAAATCGGACATAGGGGACACCCCCCACCCTTACGCAGAGTTACTTCAGTCCTGGATGTTTGACTGGTTCGCGAGTCCGCTTTGGCTGTCTGGTCCACCTGGCCTGTGCTGCCTGCCTGCCGGTGCGGTGGGCGTGGTGTGGGGTGCACAGGCTGCGCAGGTCGTCGTGGGCGTCGGGGTGGGAGATGTGGTCGACCTGGGTGGCTGGGCGCAGGCAGCGGGCGGGATGGTCCAGTACGACACCCGGGGGGGTGTTTGAACCGGGGGGGGTGATTCTGACCCCCCGGGGGTCTTTCAGTAGCCCGTCGTCGTAGCCGACCAGCCAGGTGCACTGGTGGCCGTCACGCTCCAGGATGGCGGGCTGGATCTTCCACCAGTCGGCGGGGCGGGGGCTGCTGCGCCACTGGTCGGGGGATTCCTTACGTGCCCGCGCCACGGAGTGCCCTCACCTTCGCTACGTCTGCCTGCATCTGGGTTTGGCGCCAGTGGCGGTAGGTGCCGCCGTCGAGGATGTTGCGGGTGGTGGAGTTGCCCAGCTCGTAGGTGGCGTCGTACGTGGCCTTGCGGGCGGCGGGGTGCATGTGTTCGATGACGACGTCGTCGAGGTAGCGCAGGCAGCCGGCTGCTGTGCCGAGGTCGTGGACGGAGGAGTCGGAGCACAGGTGGTCGACGGGTGCGGGGACCATGCGGCCGAGGGTGCGGACGATGTCGGAGGTCATGG